ACTACTGCACATTTTGAGGTGATTAATACTACGATAGTATTATTTAATAATACGAATCGTTAACAGGTCTGGTGAATACATCAGGCCTGTAATTAATTAAAAACTAACTAAAAACTAATTAAAAAAAACCATTCAGATTTTAGTTTTTATGAATATGAACGAATATGAATGAATACTTTTCACTTTATCGTTGTTAATCAGATAGTTGGCTCCGGCGGTAGGGATCGAACCTACGACCAATTGACTCACAGGTTATATTTTAAAAACAATGACTTACAGGTGAGTTTTGCTTCCTAACTGTTAACTAAGTGTTGCATTATGCCCTAACTATGTACTAATTATGCCCTAATTAAGTGTTGACAAATGCCGCTATCTATATATCCTACGGATCAACCCGTGGGGGTTGGTGTAGCCTACTGCTACCTAGAGAATCACTTTTGGAAGACTAATGATATGACCTACTCTGAGCAACTAGAAATAATTAAAGATATCCCTATAAAAGAAGGACACTCTAAAGTTATACAATGTCCATTCTGCTACGGCTTAAAGAAGTTGGCTCTATCGAAGTTTGACGGGAAGGTGATGTGGAATTGTTATAGGGCAAGTTGCAATGGCAAAGGCATATACTCCGGTAAGAGAAATGCTAACGCAGTCAGAAACTGTCTATCCGACAGCGTGGAGTACAGACGCCCAAAGTACCGTACTATCCCAGCAGTAACTGCGTCAGTCTACAACCACCCAGAGGCACTTAACTTCCTAGAGATGTCTAACAGCCTAGACGCCTACGAGAGAGGCTACATAAAGGTACGGTATGCCCCAGCAGAGGACCGTGTACTATTCTACACAGATACAGGTGCAGTAGGCCGTGTTCTGTCAGGTTCTGGACCCAAGTGGGTGTCCTACGGCGAATTGTCGCAGGGCATTCATGTAGGTGAGGGATCGACAGCAGTGTTAGTTGAGGATACCCCCTCTGCATGCAGCGTTAGTAGGTTGTCGGGTCATGTGGGAGTAGCACTGTTGGGTACGACAATTACTTCAGGTGTTAGGCTCACACTTAGTAAATACACAAATGTATACTTAGTTCTTGACAAAGACGCCGCTTTAAAATCTATTACACAGATAAGGAAAGTTGATAGGAGTATAAAAGTACGGCTTACTCCTGAAGATTTAAAATATTTAAGCAAGCAAAGGATTGAGAGGCTTTTATGTATTACCAGAGACCAGCAATAGTATTCTCCCCATCGCCAGTCGGATTTTTTGGAATAACAGTTACAGGTTGGTGTAACCCTGCTCAAGCCAGCCCAATCCCTTAGATATAATTTTATAAACAGAAAGGCACAGACTATAGGTTGTGTCAGAAAATGCGAGATGAAACTATTATACTACAAGGAATATGACCATGAAGACGAGAGCATTAATATTATGTGATTTTGATTTTGGAACCAAGGGTGGCTTTAAAGAAGCTGCTGAAGAATTAGCTAAGATAGAGGCTGCAGTGTCTAATCTTGTTACGGGTAATAAAACCGTAACCCACTTTCAGATTTCAATGAAAGAAAGACGTGGCACAGACAGCCCTGACATAGAAAAAATGAAATTTCGCCAAAACTAAAGTATAACTACTAATATTCTTTACTACGGTTATGTAAAACGAAATAGAAAGCTCCTAATCACATTAGGGGCTTTTTTTATGTCTTAAGCTATGTTAGGAACAACACCTAATTAGATGCCAACTAAGGACATAACTGAATGGACCATTCACTACTTAAGAATTTACTAGACCATGAATTTTATATTAAGAATAAAGCCAAGCTGAGGGCATCGCTATTCGATGATACAGTGTTGGAAGTATACGAAGCTATCACAGCATCCCATGAGAAGTTTGAGATAGACCTGACACCACTAGAGCTATTTGCTTATTGGAAATCCACCCACCCTACGGCTACCACCTCATGGGCTGCTGAAGTGGAAGACCTTGTTGGAAGCATATCATCAGCAGAGCGTCTATCAGACGCACTTGCAACAGATGTTATAGAGAATTTGTGGCGTCAGAGTGTTGGACTAGACATAGCAAACCTTGGATTACTTATGTCTGAGGGTGAAGCCTCTGCAATGGACCGTCTTACCACACTCCTTGATAGGGTGTCTGATGGGTATCTGCCTGATGACTTTGGTGAGAGCGTCACTGATGACATATATGAATTGCTTGCAGCCACCAGTAATGACAACCGTTACAAGTTTAATATCGAAACCTTAAGTCGCCACGTCTACGGTATTGGTGCTGGAGAGTTTGGCGTCATTGCAGCCTACTCTAACGTGGGCAAGACTGCACTTTCAGTCAGTCTGTGTGCTGGGCCAGCGGGGTTCTGCCAACAGGGTGCTAAGGTAGTATACATCTGTAATGAGGAAATCGCCAAGAGAACTAAACTACGGGCTATAGGTTCCTACACAGGCATGACCCGTGCAGAGATTGACCTAAACCCTGCTGCAGCCATCGCCAGATATTCAGGTATCAAAGACAGACTTCTGTTTAAGGATGCTCAGGGCTGGGACTTACAGACGCTTGAAGGTTATCTGAACAAAGAGAAGCCTGATATCTGCATGATAGATATGGCTGATAAAATAGAACTACATGGTACTTTCAACTCCGGTCATGAGCGTTTGCGAGAATTATACTACCGTTTGAGAGAGTGTGCGAAAAAATATAATTGCGTAGTCTTAGGAAATTCTCAGTGCAGTGCAGAGGCTGAAGGCAAGACCCGTATCACTATGTCCATGATGGAAGGCTCTAAGGTAGGTAAGGCTGCAGAGAGTGACATTATGCTGGGCATTGGTCGTATAAATTCTGGAGAGGATGATAACGATCCCAGCCGCTGGATCACAGTAATGAAGAATAAGATTAGTGGCTGGCATGGGACTGTGCAGTGCAACCTTGAGGGTGAGGTTAACCGCTATGTTGTTTGAGCCAGAACAGAAGGTTCTGATTGCTGACTTAGAGACTACCGTAGAGTTCTTTACTGATGGTCGGCGTCCAGACAACAGCCCCTTTAATATCCTTAATCGCTGTGTGTCCTCTCACTGGGGTTGGCTGGGCTGGGATACCTTAGAGGACTACCAGTTCGGTATATACCACCACAAGGATTGCCGTGTTCCTGACAGCCCAGAGGCATTCCAAGAAGCAATATATAAGGCTGATATCTTAGTGTTTCATAATGCTAAGTTTGATGTCCAGTGGTTACTGGAGATGGGTTTTGTACTTCCAGACACACTACGGATTTACTGCACTATGATTGCAGAGTTTGTCTTGCAGAAGAGCCAGAGAAATCCTGTATCTTTAAAGATGTCTGCTGAACGTAGAAACCTGTCTAATCAAAAGAAGTCTGACTTAGTAGATGATATGTTTAAATCTGGAACATGCTTTTCTGCCATGCCCCTAGATATTATGATGGAATACGCAGAGGCAGACGTTAGGACCACTGCAGAGTTATATCTTGCACAACAGGATGACTTCTCTTGTGAGGAACACAAATCATTGCTGCCTGTGTTAGATCACATGGCTGACATGATGCTTTTCCTAGTAGAGATAGAGCGTAATGGTGCATACATCGACTTAGACGCTCTCAAGAGAGTGGAAACTGACTTCCAGAATGAAAAGAATAAGTTAACCACTGATCTTAATGCCATAGTTGAGAAAGTAATGGGGGATACTCCTATCAATCTCAATTCTGGGGATGATATGACCAAGGTTGTATACTCCAGACGTGTTAGAGATAAGCATGCACACAAGCAGACGTTTAATATTGGTACTAATGAGGCTGGTAAGGCACTAAGACCACCACGCATGTCTCAGTTTCAGTTCAACTCTGCTGTACGGGCCACTACTGATGTAGTCTACCGTACTGATGCAGTGTGCTGTCCAGACTGCGAGGGCGCAGGCTCCATCCAGAAGTTCAAGACCATTACTAAGATCAAGCTAGGCAAGAAGTATCGCGTAGCGGGTGATCCCTACAAGAACAGGACTAAGTGCAAGGTTTGCTCTGGTGTAGGAGCCATCTATCAGTCCAACGGGACTGTTGCAGGCCTCAAGATGATACCAGAGACAGCCTTTGATGCATCTATGGGGGGCTTTAAGACTGACAAAGAAACTATCAAAAGAATGATAGCTACAGCAGAGGCTAAGAATAAGCATACGGCTGTAGAGTTCTTAACTAAAATATCACGGCTTAATGCAATCACTACTTACTTGGACAGCTTTGTTGCTGGCATACAAAAAGGTACTCGCTCTGATGGACTTCTTCATGCAAACTTTAATCAATGCGTTGCTGCTACTGGTCGCCTCTCTTCTAGTGGCCCTAATCTACAAAACCAGCCAAAGAGAGGGTTCCCTGTACGCTCTTGTTTTGTTAGCAGGTTTGACGATGGCATTATTTTGGAAGCAGATTATAGCGGCCTAGAATTTAGGACGTGTGTTGAATTATCTAGGGACGCACAGGGACTAGCTGACATTCTTGGCGGCAAAGATATTCATCGACAGACAGCCAGTATTGTGTACCAGAAGCCAGCGGCTGAGGTCACTAAAGAAGAGAGGCAAAAAAGCAAGGCCCAGACGTTTTTACCACTTTTTGGCGGCACGTCTTTCGGTCACCCACCCCATATTGCTGCTTACTTCGATACTTTTTATGAAATCTATGAGGGCATTCATGGCTGGCATGACCAGTTAATGACCTCTGCCCTAAAGACAGGGATCGTACAGACACCCTCTGGAAGGCAATACTTCTGGCCTAATGTTGTGCGTACCAAAAGAGGTAGGGTCTCCAATGCCACACAAATCTTAAATTACCCTGTTCAAGGATTTGCTGCAGACACCGTACAGTTAGCCTGCATACGGGCGCACCGTCTGTTTAAGAAGCATAAACTAGAGAGCAAACTCATCTTGACGGTACACGATTCAATCGTCTCTGACTGTAAAAAAGAAGAGGTAGAACAGGTAAAGTCTATCCTTCAGACTGCTATGGTTGGTGTGCATGAAGAGATAGAAAAGCGTTATAATTACAAATGTGTAGTACCTTTTGACATAGAGATAAGTGTCGGTAAAGACTGGTTAGAACAGGTGGAAATAGTGTTGACCCCAACACCTAACTAAGGTACAATGTATATTCACACAAATGGAGACTTTAATGTCTGATATCATACCCGTTGAAGGCGGTCTGAGCCTACAAGAAATGGCTGCAGAATTAGGGGCATCTGTTGCTCCAAAGGGACCAAAAATCCCCGCTTTAAAGATCAATTCTCAGGGCGAAGACAAAGATGGAAACCAAATTCCATTAGGTGCTTTCTTTCTAAACGTCGATGGCGAGAGGGCTTATGCTAAAGAAGGCGTTAAGATACGTCCTTTAAGTAATCACATCCAGTATATGCACTGGGGTGATGGAGTACTCATCAACAAGTCTCGCCTGATTAAGAACATGCGCGAAGAGGCGCGTGACCAGTTAGGCGGTCTAATGTGCAGTATGCCTACCTATGAGGCATCCCGTGGCATGACAGACCAGCAGCGGGAAGAATATCAAGGCCGTGATCGTTACCGGATAGTACGCGCTCTGTGTAGCTATGAAGGTACTACAGCTAGTGGTAATAAAGTTACTGTAGAAAACCAGCCTTGTATCTTGTCGCTTAAACGTAAGAACTACGGCCCATTCTACCACGATGTTCTTAATCGCTTGCCTGCAGATACTAACATGTTCGACTTTGATTGTGTGATGACTGCTGAGAAGCACAAGTCTCCCAAGGGTGCTACATACTATGTGATGCGCTTTGCACCTCAGTTCAGCACACCTCTTGCTTTAGACCAGATGACCTACGACAGCCTGTCTGCTGTGGTGTCTATGGTTAAGGCAGAGAACCAGCGCATTGATGAAGCACATTTTAAGTCTCTGGATAAGAAGAATGATGAGGCTGAACAGGACCGTATCATGGACGAAGTTAATACTCTTGACGGTGATTTCGTCTGATGGGTATCATCTATGATATGACTAACGAGGTATACCATGCTACGGCTGGTATATCCTCTTCACCCGTAAAGACGGTGTACAAAAAGTCACTGTCTCATTGGAAAGGCGAGAAGCGTAAACAAACGGCTGCTTTTACTATGGGATCAGCCGTTCATGCACTTCTCTTAGAAGAAAGTAAGGACTTAGTTATTAAGGGTCCAAAGACTAAATCCTCTATAGCTTTTAAAGAGTTAGAGGCAAGTCTTAATGAGGAACAAATACTTCTGACTGAGGTAGAGTGGTATACCGCAAGGGCTATATCTAAAGGTGCTTTGGGTAACCCCACTATTCATTCTCTTTTACGTCACAAGGACCGCCAGAACGAAGTATCCATCTTCGTAGAGTGTAAGTCTACGGGACTCATGCTTAAAACCAGACCTGATTTAATGATCCTGTCTGAGAATGGTTTGTATGATGTAAAGACTACACAAGACGCCAGCCCCCGTGGGTTTTCAAAAGAGTGTACTTTGTATGCTTATGATATTCAGGCAGCATTTTATTTGTATGCCTGTCAGCTTGCAGGGTTGGATGTTAAGGAGTTTTCTTTCTTAGCAGTTGAGAAGTCTGCACCCTATGTCAGCCATATGCACGTTGTAGGCCCAGAGCTTCTGGAATCTGCCACCATCCGTATGAAAAAGGTTCTACAGACCATTGCGGAAGCTAATAGCAAGAAAGAATATGGCACGGGCTGGGGAGACTACACAATCCTTAGCAAACCAGCGTGGCTCTAACACCACAGTCTGCCAAGGCCAAGGGAAGACGGTTTCAGCAGTGGTGCAGAGATAAGATTTTATCTACGTTTCCAAAGCTGGAGCCTGATGACTGCAGATCAACTTCTATGGGCGCAAACGGTGAAGACATCCAAATGTCACCTGCCTGTAGAAAACAGTTTCCATACTCTGTCGAGTGCAAGAACAACTCTAAGAACGCAATCTATAAAGTCATGGAGCAAGCAGCCGCTAACTGTCCCAAAGGGGCAACCCCATTAGCCTTAATAAAAGCAGATCGACAGAAGCCACTCGCTGTTGTCGATGCAGAACACTTTTTCCAACTAGCGAAGAAACATAGGTAACTCATGGATAAAAAAAACATAGAAGAAGATGTATTACAAATACAACTTAAGATTGACGATGAGGGAGACTTTCAGGTTTCCGTTGGACATAACATTGATGAAGAAGACTATGAGACTGAAGAACTAGAGTTCTTTAATGATCTACTCAATGGTATATCCTTTAGCATTAATTTTGGAATGGAACAGTTAGCTGCTCAAGGCACTATCATGCGTAAGCTGGCAGACTACACTGATGATGATGATGAGGATGAAGTTAACTTTGAACCTGACCCTGAGCTAATCAAAGCCATGCACGACAGAAAAGTTGTGCCAATAAAAAAGAAGTTTCATTGATGGCTAAATGGAACCTAGAAAAAGCTAAAACCTTAAGCAGCCTTACTAAAGAGGTTGATGACATGGTTATTAAACCCCCGCATTACAATCAGTCTCGCATAGAATGTATAGACGCAATGGCTGCTATGGCAGAGGGAACTGACCTGCCTGCACACTCAGCTTATTGCTGGCAAAACAGTTTTAAGTATCTGTGGCGGTTTCCTTACAAGCATCAATTTAACAGTGGCAGGCTAGAAGACCTCAAGAAGTGCCGTTGGTACTTAGACCGCTTAATTAAAACCTTAGAGGAGCCTGTGAAATGATTAAAGAACCTTTAAATCAAGTCGGGGATACTGAGTGGGTCAATGATATCCGACCTAACTCTGGGGCATCTCTATCTCCTTTGGAAATGGTACAGGAGTTTGCCCATTGCATGAGCCACCCTGTGGGCGAGAAATGGTACTTCGACCACAAGCTAGAAGACATGCGGTTTAGGCTGATTGCTGAAGAATACGGGGAACTCTCAGATGAGAGCGACAAAGGTAATCATCCAGAAGCTATGCTTAAGGAATTAGCTGACCTTGTGTATGTAGTCTATGGATATGCCGCCACATACGGATGGGATTTGGACGAGGCTGTTCGCAGGGTCCATAAGAGTAACATGTCGAAGCTAGGCATAGATAATAAACCCCTCAAACGCCCAGATGGAAAAGTCCTTAAAGGACCAAATTACAAGAAATGCGATTTGTCTGACCTTGTAGAAGAAAGAACATAATATGAATAATTATTTACCAACAGACTATCAGACCTTTATCGCAACCAGCCGCTATGCACGATGGCTACCGGAGGAAGGTAGGCGTGAAACATGGAGTGAGACTGTAGAGCGTTATATTGATAATGTTATTACCCCAGTGTTATTAGATGCCAAAGCAGAAATTGATCTAATACGGCTTCACATACTGAGCCTTCAGGTTATGCCCAGTATGAGGTCATTGATGACTGCAGGCGAGGCAAGTCAGCGTGACAATACTTGCATGTATAATTGCTCTTACTTAGCCGTAGATACTACTGAGTGCTTTGATGAGGCTATGTTCATTCTCTTGTGTGGCACTGGCGTTGGGTTCTCTGTCGAGAGGCAGTACATCAAGAACCTTCCCGAAATTCCTAATCTGAGTGATAGTGAATCCACAGTCGTTATTGAGGATAGCAAGGAAGGTTGGGCTGCTGGGCTTCGTCAAGTGTTATCTCTCCTATGGGCGGGTGAAATCCCTAGTTGGGATGTTAGCAAAGTTAGGCCTGCAGGGGCAAGGCTGAAAACCTTTGGGGGCAGGGCTAGTGGACCTGCGCCTCTCATTGATCTGTTCAATTTCTGTGTGTCCACCTTTAAGGTCGCAGAAGGTCGCAAACTGTCGTCAATTGAGTGCCATGATATCATGTGCAAGATCGGTGAAGTAGTGGTGGTCGGGGGCGTCCGAAGATCAGCTATGATCTCACTTTCCAATTTGTCAGATGATCGTATGCGTCATGCTAAGTCGGGTGCATGGTGGGAGAACGACAAGCAACGTGCTTTGTCTAATAACTCAGTGGCGTACTCAGAGAAGCCTGACATGGCGGGGTTCATGCGTGAGTGGATGGCACTTATGATGAGTGGCTCTGGTGAGCGAGGTATCTTTAATAGGCAGGCTGCTACAACACAGGCAGGTAAGAATGCCAGACGTAAAACTAACTTTGAGTGGGGGACAAATCCATGTTCAGAAATAATTTTACGGGGTCCAAGAATTGATACGTCCTTCGATGAAACCAGCGGCCTTCCTAAGAATACCCCTATTACGGGTACTGGTGGACAATTTTGCAACCTTTCTGAGGTGGTTGTACGGGAGACTGATGGCATTGAAGACATTGCCCGAAAAGTCAGAGTCGCTACTATACTTGGAACTATTCAATCCACATACACCAACTTTCCATACCTGCGTCCGGTGTGGGCTGAAAATACAGCAGAAGAACGCCTGTTGGGTGTGTCGCTCACGGGTGTAATGGATAACAAGCTAACAAGCCTTAGCAACAAAGGTTTAGCAGAGACACTATCGTACCTTAAGCAGGTGGCTATAGACACTAATAAAAAGTGGGCTGAGAAATTAGGTATCCCTGTAAGTGCTGCTATTTCGTGCAATAAACCGTCAGGAACCGTATCACAATTGTGTAATTCCGCTTCAGGCATACATGCGCGGCACTCTCCTTACTACATCAGAACAGTTCGCGGTGATAACAAAGACCCTCTTACAGCCTTCTTACAGGACCAAGGCATTCCTAATGAGCCTGACGTAATGAAGCCTGACGGTACTACGATCTTCAGCTTTCCTATGAAGTCTCCAGAGGGTGCTGTGTGTACTGCTGATATGAATGCTATAGAGCAATTAGAGATGTGGCTAATCTATCAGCGACATTGGTGCGAACATAAACCATCGGTTACTATAAATGTTAAAAAAGATGAATGGTTAGATGTAGGAGCCTTTGTCTATAAGAATTTTGATGAGATGTCGGGGGTTAGTTTTCTGCCCTATGACGATCATACTTACCAACAGGCTCCTTATACTGCATGTACCGTCCAAGAGTTTAAAGATATGGTAGCTAACTCTCCGATAAATATTGATTGGATGAAGCTGTCAGAGTATGAATATGAGGATAACACCTCTGGCTCACAAACCTTAGCCTGCAGTGGAGATGTCTGTGAAATGGTAGACATCTGATGTTTGTATACCTAGTGATCCTAATCCACTTGGGGGGGTATAAAGTACACGCCCCCAACGTGGTGTTCACTACTGAGGCACATTGCTTAACCTACAAACAATGGGACAGAAAAAGACTTAAAACCAGCGCACCAGACCCCGCTGCTGAAGTAGTATCACTGTGTATAAAACTACCTTTAAGTGTATAATTTATACGAAAAAAGCCTACAGGCTGCTTGACCCATAGGCTATTATTTGGTATGAATTTCTCGAAGGGTTTGGTCACCTTTCGTTAGTTGGTAGAAGCCCCATCCTGTCTTGATTGGCAGTGTGGGGTTTCTCTTTAAGGTTTAGCGAAACGTGCTGCCTGATTACTTATAGTAGTTAGAATTGCCTGTGTCTGAGCATCGGCCCCTGACCCACTTTCATCCTCTAAAGAAGCACCCCTGACCACACCTACCATGACATATCGCTCTAGCATTTCTTGCAGTAAAGGGTCATTTGGAACCTTATTAAACTTTGCAGCGAGTTCTAAGAAGTAGTTAGGATCAGCGAGAAGATTTACTAATATTCTGTTTGCAGCACGGTCTGGGGCCATCTTATCAATTACACCGCCAGCCAGCGTTCTAATCTGAGTACCTAGTCGTGTTAGTGGCCCTAGCATAACATTAATGCTTGTCTGAGTAGCACTCATAGCAGCCCTATTAAAAGCCGTGGAAGACTCGCCTGCTACAGGTTTAGCTCTCTGACCTTGAGCCGTTACTTTTGCTAAGTCTAGTACCTGTTCAAACGCTCCAGTGAAATCACTGTCGTTACCGTAGATTTTACGGGCCAGACCGTACAGGTTTGTGTTACCTGCCTGTGCATTATTAATGTTTGCAACAGATATTTCAGTAATATTCTGTAAGTTTTTACCTGATGTCTGGACAATTGCAGTTGCGTGTTCGTTGAAGGCTAGTTTTAAACCATCTAAAATTATCTTCTTTTCGGGCGCACTTGCAGTCGCCTCTGCTACTTCAATAAGCCTCTCTATGTCATTCATGCTGTTGTTGGATTTAAATACAGCCTTAAATGCATCCCTAGGATTACCTGTAGCCTTAAAGGTATCGTCACCCATAAGAAAACTAAGCTCAGAACCATTACTATCTATAAATTTTCCTATTACAGTTTTCTGAACAGCAGCCTTTTGTACTTTAGCAACCTCCCCTGCTTTTTCCATTAATTCCAGTAGTTGTGCCTGACTTGTACCCGCACTGTCCAAGTTTTTAACCAGTTGCTGGATGACAGCAGTTTTTTCAGGGAATGCTTTTATTATAGCTTCTGAGTATCCTTGCAACTGAGTTGAAAAAGTAGAGAAGTCAGCAGCCTGCATGCCGCCGCTACGAACACTGTCTGCAAATTTATTAACTACATCAAATATCATATAGTCTAGTACTGCTTCTTGACGCCCTAACGCTGCGCCTGCCTCTCCGGTATCGTTTGCTCTTAAAGTATCTACTAAGTTTTTTATTTTATCAGGATTACCACCATTTAGAACCTCATCTACAATCATGGTCTGGCTTTCTTCTCCAAAGCCCTGTGCTTTAACTTTAGGAGCCAGTAAATCATCTGGGTTGGACCTACCAATAGTGCGCTGGTATAACTGCCCAAATCTTTCAAGAACTCCACCACCTCTAAATGCTGGGGTAAAGGTATTAGCATAATATTCTTTTGCTGCTAGAGCCAAAGGCTTTATTGCAGCATCGTTGTCTGCAGCAAAGTCTAGTGCCTCATTGTCTATGTATTTCACAAACTCCCTTAGAACTGCCCCACCACCTTCACCTAATGGAGTGCCACTGTCATATAGAGCCTCTGCCATGCGTGATGCCGTAGGTCTAATTTCTGTGTACAACTTAGAAAACGTCATCCCCTGAGAGGTAAGAAATCCTTCCATGCCCTCTGTAATCATATCTTCTATTGCACCAGCAGCTTGGGCCTCATCAATAGTACCCTCTTTTACAAGAGCGGCTACATCCTTTGCTGCCTTACGTTGTATAGACTGCAGGCTTTCTAGCAGAACTCCTAACGGAGAGCTTTTAGGAAGGCCTTGGGCTGCATTATCTAACTGGGCTGGTTTTAATTCATTAAGGATATCAACCATGCCTTTAGGATCAACGTCACCACCTTCAATAAGACCGTATAGTCTGTTTTTCTCTGTACTCAGTTTTACATAAGCATTTTCTAGGCCTGCTTTTATTTTTTCTACTGATTCAGTTTTAGGGGTTCCAATCTCAAGGCCAGATATCTTTTCAAGTCGGGTTACTGCATCTATAAACTGTAAGTCATTAGGGTCTGTAGGAATAATCTCATTCATCTTTGCAGTCAGTTCTGCTTCTGTAGTTTTTAGATCAATGTTTACATTATCTACAAGTTTTTGGCCTTCTCCTACAATCTTATCGGATGACTCTTTGAGTACCTGTTCTTGTGCTAACTCTGGCGATAGACTTTTATCTACACCGGAGTTCCCGACTATTTCCTTACGCTGGCTTACTAAGGCTTCATCTACTGCATTTGATGGGCCAGCTACAGCCGTACTTAAGTCACCAGCACCACCAGCAGTATTATTAAGCTCTACCCCTCTACGGTAGCCTAGCAAAGAAGACATATCTGCGCCTTCTTCACTTCCCTTGATAAAAGCAGTAATAGTATCAAGAGTAAGTGTTTTGTCACTACCACTTGTATCTAGCATTTTAATAATAACATCTTTATTTTGACGTATTACTTCTGCAATCTCATTATTTTTAGCAATTATTTCCTCTGGTGATGCTGTAGGGGGTAACTGGCCTAGGCGTACCATTAGGTCATCAAATACTGCCTTATCTAATCCTTCAAAAAACCTACCACTTGTCTTAGGCCGCATCATATCGACAAGGCCTTTTAAGAATATATTATAAGCACCTTTGCCTACTGTTTTTGCAGTAACCGCTGCAGTACCTACTATCCCTGAAAGTGCTAGTCCTTCAGCAAAAGCATTTATTCTGGTTTCGATTGCATTAGAGGACGCCTCATCGTCTAAATCAAGGCCATCAAACAATCCCATTGCTGAATTTTGACCTACAGCAAGAGTTCCTTCTTCTGTACCCAAAGTCATAGCCCCACCAAAGGCCGCTGCCACTTCCGCTGCCAGACCTCGTAGTAGCATTGGTCCTTTCGTCACAGCGGTATACGCCATCTTTGCAGGTATAAGTGCTGCAAGCAGAGCGGGTCCACCATCAGATACAAGGCTGTCTACAAGGCTTTCAGATGTATCTGTCTGTACTACCTTGCCTTCCAAGTATTCTGTAGCATCTGTGTCATACGCTCCTGTCTCCTCACCTATCTTGTCTACAACTGCGCCACCCAGTACAGCCGCATCTCCCATAGATTCCCGAATACCATACAGCAAGTTGGAGCCTGTAGAAACTGTTGCATCTCCAGAACCCCGTTCACGTCCAAAATTGTCTGTCTCACTAAGACCATAAGCCTTAGCAGTGGGGCCAAAGGAAGCACCAAATACATCTTTGAAATTATCAAGCGCACTTTGTTCAGGTACAGGTACACCTTCTGTTTTACCTGTCTTAGGGTCTGTGTATCGGAGGCCACCTAGTAAAGAAGTACTCCAACCTTCAGGGTTGTCACTTTTAGCTTTATTCTTCCATTCCTTAAATTGAGCAGACGCATCTAACCATGAGGAGCCTTCCCACATGCGGCTGTGGATTTTGTTTTTATCGTCATCTACCTCTACCTCTACCGCAGTAGAATTTTCATCGCTAAGTAAATCGCTCGTCTTCGGTGATGAATTTTCATCGCTAAGTAGATCATTTGGTTCTGTATTTGACATTTGTTCGTCCTACCTATTTGCCACGATTTTTATTAGCTAAATCCGTATACCAATTCCAAGCCTCTATCCCGAAAGCCGCTACCCACTCTTTTTTAGTGTATTTTTTACCTTGTTCTCTTTCAAGGTCGGTCACTGTATCACCCTCGTTGTCTGCAGCCACCTTTAGGAAAGATTTATACTTAGGCTGTCTGTCCTCTCTGTTGGTGACTGGGAAAACTGGCTGCACAGGCATATTATCAAAAGGAATCCT